AGTTGATGCTGCTCGAGCAGGTGGCGGAAATTCATGATGGTGGTGCGATCCGGCAGGGCGCTATCCAGGGATAATCGGGCAAACAGGCGCATGGAGGCGATTTCGTACAGGGCATCTTCCATGGCACCGTCGCTCAGGTTGTACCATTGCTGCATGCAGTGAATACGCAGCATGGTCTCCAGCGGATAGGGCCGTCGGCCATTGCCCGCCTTGGGATAAAACGGCTCGATGACAGCGGTCATATTCTGCCATGGCAGAATCTGCTCCATGCGGGAGAGGAAAATCTCTTTTCGGGTCTGACGGCGCTTAGTGCTGAATTCACTATCGGCGAAGGTGAGTTGATGGCTCATGATGTCCCTCTGGGATGCGCTCCGGATGAATATGATGATCTCATATCAGGAACTTGTTCGCACCTTCCCTAGCTTAGTTACTGGTGACATACAAAGGAATCACAGAGATGGTGATATAAATAAGGCGGAAACAAAACGAAGAGCACCTAAAAAAGACGCTTTAATGACGGCGCTCATGAATAGGATTGGGGTTGATTCAGAAAGACCTCTTAAATCACTTCTTGAATTAGTTGGTATGAATGAGCAAAAACTCAAATCTTACAGTGAGTCACAGTTACACCGGGCTTTAAGTAAGGAGCTAGAAGCAAATATGCCAGATATTGACCCCAAGACATTAGCTCGCTGGTTAAAAGATGAGGGGGCACGGTAAATTTCCAGCAAAGTTGGGATTTTTATTTGAAATCCGGATTTTTGATGTAGAAATCCCGACATCATGCAATCGCTAGGCTCTAATTGCACCGTAACGAAGCAGCAGCAATCATATAGGAGTTACGGGGCATATGACCGCACAGCAAGCAGCACAAGTAGCAATCCCCCAATCTGGTTACATCCGCCGCTTTCTCTTGGCTGAGATACTGGGAATCCATGTTGGCACATTAGATCGCTGGGTTAGGGATAAACGCATTCCTGCGCCCGTGAAGTTGGGCGAAAAAATTACCGCTTTCGATGCGGTTGAGATTAACAGTTGGATAGCAGAACGTCGCGGGAAGGTGGCCTGATGAAAAAAGAAAACCGCCTCGGACAGCAGGCGGCTAACACAGATACTCGCGGATCTGATGTTACGCCACCATCCTACACCGTTCAAGCCTCAAAACGCATTCCGAAGAAACACCGCGCCCGTACCTACATGCTGCGCTGTGGAGCTGGCGGGTGGACAGAAAACGATATCCTGCGCAATTGCCGCCTCTCATCTGGCCGCAACTATGCGAGCGAGCTTAAGCGCGAGCTTGATATCTGTCTGGAACGCCTGGAAGAGAAAAACCCTGATGGTATCGGTGCGCACATGCGTTACCGGTTTGCGTGCCGTGGTGACGTGCTGAAGGTGATTCAGTTCGTTAACCGCATGGCCGCAGTCAACCAACATTACGGGCTTTCAAAGCAGGATATCGCCGACATTCTGAACCTCTACCCGGACAACTTCACCGCCGCATAACGGAGCCGAAAAATGAAAATCGAAAAAAGCAGATTCAATTCTGAGGCCGCCCCTCAACCCAAGGTTAACCCGGGCGTAATTAACGGCAATGACTTTGCCGCCATCGTTCCCGTTATTCCCGGCCAAATTGGCGGGCGCGAAACCAATATTGCGAGCGCCAGAGATTTGCATAAAGCGCTGGGTGTGGGCCGCGACTTTACCAACTGGATTAAAGGCCGCATCGACCAGTACGGATTTGTGGCTGGGACTGACTATATCCGTGTTGAAAATTTGAGCTCACCAAAACGGGCGAGCGCAAAATTTCGCCAGCAAATCGAGCATGATTACCTTCTCTCGCTGGATATGGCTAAAGAAGTGGCAATGGTTGAGCGCAATGAACAGGGGCGCGCCGTCCGCCGCTATTTCATCCAGTGCGAGGAAGCGCTACAGCTGAGTGCGCCGGAAATCGCCGCGAAGTATCGCCGGCACCTCAAAGCCCGCATTGGTGCTGCCAACCTCTTCAAGCCGATGTGCGCCGCTCTGGATGCTGCCCGGGCAGAACAGGGGAAAGAGACGCAAGCCCGGCACTACAGCAATGAAAGCAACATGATCGCCCGTATTGTGCTGGGTGGCATGACCGCTAAGCAGTGGGCGCAGGTGAACGGTATCGACGGCGAACCGCGCGATAGCATGAGCGCCGCCCAACTGGAACACCTCAGCTACCTGGAGGGTACAAACATCACGCTGATCGATATGGGCATGGAGTACGGCCAGCGTAAAGCGGAATTAACCCGCCTCTCTCAGCGTTGGCTGGCTAAACGTCTGGGGGCTAACGATGAATAAGCCCACCAGCACACCGTTACCAAATCACTCCTACCGCGACGCTCACGGCCAGATGGTGAACGTGACCGCTGTAGCGCATAACCGCGTGACGTTCTACCGCAAGGGCTACCAATTCCCTTGCGTGCAGCCCATTGAGCGTTTCATGAAGGAGTACACGGAGGTGAAGCAATGATTGCCGCCGCCCAGGGTAAAAGCCTCTCTCTGGCTGGCCTGATGTATGCAAAAGTTAACGCTCTGCAGGCGGTGCGCCACCGTGGAAACCTGTCAAAACCTGTCACTTTGCGGGCCACTGCTGATAGTGGCGTACAAAACGCCTGGCAGAGTTTCGAGACAAGTACGCGCGCGGGTAAGCGTTCGGAAACTGACTATCTGGAAGATAGCGTGTCCGGCGCCGGCGGTGGATGCGGGGCCCATCACACCGTCAGCTATAAATTGCCGCACCGTGACAAAAAGGGCTTGCCGACTATCGCCAACCCGGTTTATGGTTATAGCGCACCAGCAAAATCTGGTGCCGGGATTGGCGTCCCGGTAATTATCAGAGCGCACAACACGCGCCATGCGTGTTTTTTTGTGCCGCGCAGTTACACCCCTTCAATGGTGGACTGTATGGGGGCGGAGCAATCCGCGCCGGTTTCTCTGATTCCCGGTTACGCCAACCCTGTACAGTTCACCACCAGCGAAATTGGCGTTTCCGGTGGTGGTTATCAAGACCATGAATCAGAGGCTGCCTACATGCTGGCTACTACCCCCACCCAAAATCCGCAATTTATCTGGTTAATCGCAGCAGTTCGCCGCGATATGCCGACAATTACCGCCAAAATTCACCATATCGCCGCAGAGACTGAGCAGGAAGCCCGCCGCATTCTGGCGCGGGATCACGTTTGCTTTTTCGCCGGACGTATTCGCACAGGGGGCGCACATGCTTAATTACTTCCGTGTTGCGGGATGCGCCACCACCCGGAGCGGCGAGCTAGTCGAGTTCGTTTATATCGTTGACGCCCGCAGCACTATCAGCGCCAAAGCTGAGGCGCTAAATCAGGCCAGAAATGAACGCCTTTCCCACATCCAGATTAACCGCATTCGTGAGGTGGCAGCATGAACATAAATACCATCTACCGCCACCCAGCAGAGCTGGAAGCCGAATCGGCGCTATCTCGTAAAGAAGCATACCCGGATGATTTTACGCTGGCAGACCGAACAGCAGAACGCATGACCCGTGCCCGTAATGGGCTGGCTCACGTAATGATCGATTTAGCCACTCAACTCGACGATGAACAGGCCGCTATCGTGTATTGCTGGCTGAGTAAAGTCCTGACGATTGTCGATATGGCCAGAATTGATGCGGAGGGCAGCGCATGAGCAAGTTATCCCTGATTGATTCAGCCTGCCGTATCAAGCAAGCGCAGCAAGTTCTTTCTCTTTGGCTTGAAGCACCGATTAAAAAAGATAGCGGCACGGATCATCTTATTGGCGCAGTCATTACCCTTCTGGATGGTATCCCCGAGCTGATGGATTCAGTAGAAGGCGAGTTAGTTGATATGGATTTGAGTCTGGACGGCAAAGCATGAGCAACGTAGAGAAATTCACACCGGGAAATGACGACGTATTACGCGCCGAAGCCACACCGCACGGCGTCAATATCATGACCCGCAATGATGCCGGGGGATTTGAGCTGGTTGCTCTTATCAGCTACGAGAGCGCCGTGAACGGCCTTGACGCCGGAGAGTACGACGACAAGCCAGATATCGGATACGCCATACATTTTGCCGTTGCTGATGGCGGGGCGCGTGGCTGGTTCGACTTTACCGCGCAGCATAACGTCACTATGTGGCGCTGGCTGATTGCTGCGACGTTCATTTCTGAGATGAAGCGCGAAAACGGCACAACCACCATCACGGAGGATGACGGCAAATCGTCGCTGGTGACGTTTTATTCAAATGGCACGGCGGGGATTGTGGTTTACCCGTTCGCGGAACGTCTGGCGATGGCTAACAACATGGAGGGCGCAATGATTGAGCGCTACGGCATTGAGCAGGGAACAGCGAACGCCATTGTTTTTTATCAGGCCATGATCGACACGGAGCGCGGGGAATTGACCCCGTTCGGGCGTGAAACGCTGGCAGAGCTACACGATGGATTCATTGCCGATCTGAATGAAAACGGCTTGCCTGAAATGCCAGCGGCGCACTGAGGGAGGTAACACGAATGCGTAATATCGACCTTATCCGCGAAGTGACCAGCGCCGCCGCTGGTAAATGGCCTTATGTGCTGGCCGGATTGTCTATCGACGTTCCTGATTCATCGCGCCGCCATGCCCCCTGCCCTGCATGTGGTGGGAAAGACCGTTTCAGATTCGACGACAACGGGCGCGGCAGCTTTATCTGCAACCAGTGCGGCGCGGGCGATGGCTTAGACCTGATTAAGAAGGTGAACAACTGCGACACCACGGAGGCGGCACAGCTTGCCGCTGATGTGCTGGGTATTGATTACCGGGCCGCAGAATCAGCACCAGACGCTGCCAGCCAGAGACAGAGGCAGTTAGCCGCAGACCGCCAGCAGCGTGAGCAGGAGCGCCAGAAACAGGCAGCAGAGGACGCAGAGCAGCGAAGGGCTACGTTTGCCCGTCTGTATACCGGAATGCGCCAGAGCGTCATACAGGGCGAATCTAGGTACCTGCAATCAAAAGGGCTGACCGGGTTTAAATACCCGCTTATGCCCGATGGTTCGTTATTGCTGGAGCTGGTGGACGAATCCGGCGCAGTGGCAGCAGCGCAGACCATTACACCGCATGGAGAAAAGCGACTCCTGACAGGTTCAGCAAAGCGCGGGGCATATCACGCCGTAAACGCGCCAGAATCGCCGCAGAGCGTTTTAATTGCCGAAGGGCTGGCGACGGCCCTTTCAGTTCACCTGATGCGCCCGGACGCGCTGGCAGTGGCAGCAATTGACGCGGGCAACCTGCTACCCGTTGCCGAAGTGATGCGCCGTAAACACCCGAAGGCGCAAATTATTATCGCCGCAGACAACGACCACCACCAAAACGGAGAAGCCAATACAGGCAGGGAGGCCGCAGAGAAAGCCGCCTTATCCGTGGCTGGCTGGGTATCAATGCCACCGACAGACTACAAAGCCGACTGGAACGACCACCACCAGCAAAACGGGCTGGAAGTCGCTACGGCTGCGTTTAACGATTCGATGTACCAGATTCAAGGGGAAGCCGTGAAACCACGATTGCAGGCCATTGAGGGCGGTAAAACTGACCATCCAGAGAAAGACCCACTAAAACCCCACATTGAGAGCCGCAAAGATGGCGTTTTCTGGGTAACGCCGAAGGTGGACAAGGACAGCGGGGAGATCATCAACGCTGAAAGCTGGTTATGTTCACCGCTGGAGGTTATCGGCACGGGACGCGACGACAAAGATCAGTATCTTATTATCTCATGGCTGGCATTCGGTGCAGGCATACCGACAACAGCGGCTATCCCGCTGGCTGATATTGGCGAGCGTGAAGGTTGGCGTACCCTGAAAGCTGGTGGCGTCAACGTCACCACGAAAAACAGCTTACGGGCGATTCTTGCCGACTGGCTACAGCGGAGCGGCTCACGTGAATTGTGGCGCGTTGCTCATGCTACAGGCTGGCAGTGCGGGGCATACATCATGCCGGACGGGGAAATCATCGGCACACCTGAGCGGCCTGTTTTGTTCAGCGGGCGCAGTTCAGCCGCTGCCGGGTATACCGTAGCAGGAACGTCGGAAAGCTGGCGTAACAGTGTTGCGCGGCTGGCATACGGCAACTACGCGATGATGACAGGCATCGGAGCAGCACTGGCAGCGCCATTAATCGGGGTGGCAGATCGTGACGGATTCGGGATTCATTTTTATGAACAATCGAGCGCCGGGAAAACAACCGCGCAGAACGTGGCGGGCAGTCTATACGGAAACCCTGATGCCTTGCGCCTGACGTGGTACGGGACGGCGCTTGGGCTGATAAACGAGGCCGCCGCCCACAATGACGGGCTGATGCCGCTGGATGAAGTCGGACAGGGCGCAGACCCGATAAGCGTTTCTCAGTCTGCCTATGCCCTGTTTAACGGCGTGGGGAAATTGCAGGGAGCAAAGGAAGGAGGCAACCGGGATCTGAAACGCTGGCGCACCGTGGCAATCAGCACCGGGGAAATGGATTTAGAAACGTTCATCGCCACCGCAGGACGCAAGACAAAAGCGGGGCAACTGGTGCGACTGCTGAATATCCCGCTGAGTAAGGCGGTGCGCTTTCATGAGCACCAGACAGGGAAAGATCACGCCGACGCGCTGAAAGACGCTTACCAGCACCATCATGGCGCTGCCGGGCGGGAGTGGATTAGATGGCTTTCAGACCACCAGCAGCAGGCGATTGATGCCGTTCGTGAGTGTGAAGCCAGATGGCGAAGTCTAATCCCTGCTGACTATGGGGAACAGGTTCACCGTGTAGGGGCGAGGTTCGCCATTCTGGAGGCCGCTTTACTGCTGGGTGGCGTGGTTACTGGCTGGGATGCTCAAACGTGCCGGGATGCGATACAGCACACCTATAACGCATGGCTGAAAGAGTTCGGCACGGGGAACAAAGAGCACCAGCAGATCATCGAGCAGACGGAGGCGTTTTTAAATGCCTATGGGCTGAGTCGATTCGCGCCGCTGGGTTATGACCCGCGCGATTTACCCATCCGTGATTTAGCCGGGTACAGGAAGAAGGGGAACCACGACGGCGACCCGATAATTTTCTACACCTTCCCGGCAACATTTGAGCAGGAGATCGCACGGGGTTTTAATGTCAGGCAGTTTGCCGAAGTTCTCAAGAATGCAGGAATGCTAACACCACCAACGAGCGGGCGAGGTTATCAGGGGCGGGTAAGGGAAGGAGGGCGGCAAATTCGCGTTTATGTGCTCAACTTCATGGATGAGGAAAGCAGCCAGCCAGAAGAATAATCTTTTTTCACATACGTAGTTTTAGTGTTGTCTCTGTTGTCTTTGTTGTCTCATTTTGTAAGTTACATTGATTTATAAGGATTTTATTTTAATTTCTGAGACAACATCGAGACAACATTTAGCCATTTTGAGACAACAGGGCGAACGTGTGTTTTTAGTCTGGCAGGCAGTGAGACAACATTTATGCCGGGTGAGACAACACGAAATCGCAAATGTTGTCTCAGCAAAACCCAGACGTGGCGCGGCCTGTAGAGCCGTGAGACAACAAAGACAACAGAGACAACACTATTTTTGTTTATATACAAAAAAATCTGGCGAAGGTGTCCCACAATAAGACGGTGCCGGGCAATCTTCATTAGCAAAACTAATAATTCGAGGTATTCGCAAAATGACAGCACAAATTTCAGCATACGGGCGGCTGGTGGCCGACCCTGAGACCCGGACAACGGGAAAAGGTACGAGCATGGCTATGGCCCGGCTGGCGGTATCGCTGCCGTGCAATGCCGCAGCGGACGGGCAGGCTACCTTCTGGCTGGGCGTCATTGCCTTTGGGAAGCAGGCCGATGCGCTGGCCAAACACCAGAAAGGCGATCTCGTGAGTGTGGCGGGCAATATGCAGATCAATCAGTGGACGGGCCAGGATGGCGGCACCCAGCAGGGTTACCAGGTACTGGCCGACAGTGTGATCAGCGCCAGAACAGCACGCCCCGGAGGCAGGCAGGGGCAGCAGGGGCAAGCAACAGACGCGCTACGGCGTGCGCAGCAGCAACCGGCGCCGCCGGGCTATGAGGACTACGACCAGACGCCGCCATTTGATGACAGCATACCGCTCTAGGGGGGATCGCAACATCGTAAACGACAGCAAGGCAGAAGCACTTGAAGCTAAGGGGCTGTATCGCCGGGCCGCTACCCGGTGGATGGAGGTGATGAATCATTGTGCCGAAGATGAGGTCCGGGATTGGGTACGGCGGCGCATGGATGAATGTCTCCAGAAGGTGCGCCGCCCACCAGCCCGCGCGGAAGATTTCGGCGGCCTTCACAAAGCCGCGAAGGAGACCCAGCACCGCATGGGAATAGCTCAGCCCAATGGGCAAGCGTTCAGGTTAAAAACAAGCCGATGAAGGTGAATGTATTGGATTAATCTTCTTCGATGTTACGATAATACTTTATTTACTTTTGGGGATAAGTTGATGTCAGTATGGAACATCATTGTTTTGATATTCGCTATTATCATTTATGTTCTTCCCGGCGTTATAGCCAGTTCAAGGGAGCATAAAAATGCTACGGCAATTTGGGTGCTAAACATTGTCCTGGGCTGGAGCTTCTTGGGTTGGATAGCCGCGCTTGTCTGGTCTTTCACAAACCCTGGAGTGGTAAAGCTCGAACCGCAGGTGTTTGGTGTGGAGTCTGCCGGCTCTGGTTCAGTAGGCGATACTAAAAAATGCCCGTATTGCGCCGAAACAATAAAAAAAGAAGCAATATTGTGCCGATTTTGTGGCAAAGATTTATAAAGCTATCTCATCAAACAAGGACGGTATCAATGAAAATGGTTATGGTAATCATTTCCTCGCTTTTATTTCTCACCGCATGTAAACCTACGGAAGAGAAAGCCATAGAGTTAGCTAAAAGCGAGATATCTCACGACATGAAAGATCCATTATCGACCCAATTTAGAGACGTTGTGTCAAAAAAAGTTGGTGAAAAGGATGATGGCTCAATCGCAATGCTTGTCTGCGGAGAGGTGAACTCAAAGAACAGCTTTGGAGCATATGCGGGGTACTCGCCTTTTGTTATTGCGCTAACGATGAAATCAAAGGGTTTTTTCTCCTCCGGCGTGGTGTATGCAGTCGAAGGGAAAACAGTTGATGACCGTCCAACACGCAAGAATAGTGCAAATACGGTCAACCCCTGCAAGTAACACCACACCAAACCCGTGACCACGGGTTTTTTTACGCCACATCATTTCACAAAACGCAATGCTTGCCATTTATGTTGCATAAACTACAATATAAATTGACTGTATAAATATCAGGGGTAAGCAGATGAACCGATCACAAATCACGGTAGCACTTTGCCGGGAACATCTTCAGTCCATTCGTGAAATTCAGGAAGAGGAGCGCAAGCGTTCTCCGATTGGTGTAGCACCAACGGTAAACGCTATTGCCCGCGCATTGGTCGCTAAGGGCCTTGAATCCGTTAAGCGGGGTGGGTGATGGAACAACTACAGAGGCTGGCTGAAGTAATTGCCGAGACCTATATTCGCGATCTGCGCCGGGAAACTGGCTCCAACGTTCTTAGCATTGATGGTGTAAGTGGCAACGTTGAAAAACACCTGCTCGCCGCGGGGCTTGTCGATAACACAATATATGCTGCTAAAGATGAATATGGCGCGACATTTGAACGAGAAGCCTATCGCATGTTAATGAATTTTATATCATTTGATGGTCCGGAATATCGCCTTACCGAACATGGTCGATTAGTCATAACTCTTCTGAACACCAACGCTCTGAAAAAAAACAAAGAAAGAACCCTACACTGAGGCGCTCATGACAACTGATTTTGGCAAATACACCATTGAGATTGAAGCCGATGCGGCCAAACTGCTTGCGGGTCAGGCGAGCGCAGATTCAGCTTTAAAGCAAATTGAAAACTCAGTCAAAAAAACAGCTAACTCTGCTGACAAGCTAGATAAAAGCCTGGATAACTTGGGCGGAGGTTTTTCGCGCCTTGCTGTGGCCGTGAAAGGATACATATCAATTCAGGCGTTGATGAAGCTCCAACAGCTGTCTGAGGAATTCACGCTACTTCAGGCGCGAGTAACGCGTTTATCTTCAAGTTCAGAGGAAGGTGCGCGGAGCTTTCAGCAGCTTGTGGGTATTGCTTCGGCAACCGGTGCCAGCCTTGGGGATACCGTCAACCTCTGGCAGCAACTGACCGCTACACTAAAAACTGTAGGCGCCACTAACAGTGATGTTAACCGGCTAGTGATGACCCTGCAGAAGATCGGCACTATCGGTGGCTCATCGGCTCAGGAAATGGCTAACGCTCTCAGGCAATTTATGCAGTCGGTTGCGTCCGGCAGAATTCAGGCGGAAGAGTTTAACTCAGTGCTGGAACAGATGCCGGAACTGGCGAGGCAGATCGCCGATGGTATGGGGATTCCGTTTAACGAGCTCCGTCAGTTGATGTTGGCAGGCAAGTTAGATATTGGCGAGGTGCTAGCGGCAATCGAAAAGAGGTCCGACGAAATCAATCAGCAGTTTGAAACTATGCCGCGTACTGTATCGCAGGCAACAAATGCTTTGATCACTCAGTTCGGGGTAGCTATCTCCAAAATTGATGATGCTATTGGGACGTCGCGCTATTTGGCAAAACTTCTCGACCAAACTGCTCTTTCAATCTCCGTAGCCACCGGAAATGTAGATCCTATTGTTGCGATAGATGCGCAGTTGGATTCGCTGAATAAAAAATTAGCTGTAACTGAAGCGGCTTACAATACCGTTTCCAAAGCTTCTATCTACACTGACGCAGGCACTAAAACACAAATAGATGCTATCAAAGGTCAAATAGCGGCGCTAGAACGAGCAAAATCCCTTTATTCCGATGTTGGTAAGGCGGCATCGGGTTCTGTAGACGGATCTAAGCCAGCCTATATCACCAATCTCGAAAAGAAAACTGCAGAGAACAACGCCAATTCGATCATTAAATCTGGTCAAACAGTAGTTGATAAGCTCACCCAGCAGCGTGAACAGCTAAGCAAAGACAAGGCCAAAGGGCTAATCGATGATAAGAAATATGCTGAAGCTGCTGCTGTTCTGGATAAGCAAATTGCCGACGCCAGAAAAAAACAGGATAAAACGCCGAAGAATGCCTTTGCCCGCGGCGATGACTCAATAGACAACTTGCAGCGGCAGATTGCCGTTTTGACAATGCGCTATGACGAGAACACCAGAGAGGCTGCGCAGTTTAATGCCGTGGCCGCTCTCGGAGCTAAGGCCACCGACACGCAAAAAGAGCGGGTGCGTGAACTGGCTGGACAGTTATTTGACGCCCAGCAGCGCCAGAAAGACCTTAATGATGCGATTAGCAATGACCCCGTGCGTAAGGAAAATAAAACTTATTCAGATGGTCGAGACCAGCTAAAACGTCAACTAGACGGCCAGATGATTGACCAGAAAACTTATAACCAGCAATCTGAGTTAATGGAGCAGCAGCATCAAGTCAATCTGGCAAAAATCCGTGCTCAGGAGCAAACAGCAAACCCGATAGCAGCCGCCCGCGCTGAAGTTGACCCAGTACAGCAACTGGTAAACGAGAACAACCAGAAGCTTGCCCTGCTGAGGCAGTATCAGCAGCAGGAACAGGCAATACTCCAACAGAGCTATCAGCAGGGAAAAATCAGTTACGACCAGTTCATCGCTGCCAAATCAGCTACGGATGCTCAGTATCTGGCGCTGAGAACGGCGCAGGAGAATCAGTTCAACGAGCAGATGACGGCGGCGCAGTGGCAGTTGTTGAGCCAGCAGGGACTTGGCTGGCAGACTTTGACCAGCGCCGTGGATGCTTTCTCCGGCAGCGCGTCCAACGCCATTACCGGAATGCTGACTGGCTCAATGAGCGCGTCTGAGGCGATGAAATCGCTTGGATCGACCATCCTCAACAGTGTTGTTAACTCGCTGGTGCAGGCGGCAATTCAGGCAGCTATTGTTAAGCCATTGCTGGAAGCGTTTGGTTTATCTGCCGAAAGCACGCTTGGGGCAAGTACGGCATCGGCGGCAGAGTCTTACGCTGCATGGGCGCCAGCGGCAATAGCGGCTTCCATTGCCACGCTGGGCAGTGCGGCAGGCGTTGGCTTTGCTGCATATTCTGGTGCTACGTTGGCTGGCAAGGCTCTTGGCGGACGTAAAAATGGCGGGCCGGTATCATCCGGCAGTATTTACCCTGTAGGAGAAGGAAACCTTCCGGAACTCATGCAGACCAGTAAAGGACTGTTCATGATCCCCGGTGATGGAGGAAAGGTATTCAGTAACAAGGATGTGAATAGCGGCTCTCCGACTATACAGAAGGCATCAACAGGGAAAGAATATCTCCCGGCATCCTCCGCATCATCCAGCCAGGCAGAAAGCCGCACTGAACGACCGATACAGGTCAACATAACCCTTATCGACCAGACCACCGGCAATCAGCACAACATCACTGGCACTGAAGCTTTCCAGCAAGGTGACGTTGTGACAGTTACTGGATGGCTGAATGACGTAGATACCGCCGGCCCAATGTCTACAGCATTCGCAGATGCTCACGGACTAAGAAGGCAGGCAAGGGGGGCTTTTTAAAGTTGACCCGAGGGGGATGGTTTATCGCCCCCCCTTTCGTTACGCGGGACTGCTTTATGAATGGCATTTTCACAGGACAGAAATAAGAACTTTTTTTCGTGTAAACGCAGCCAGTAAACAACCTACCCCATGAGAGGGTGACAAAAGTTGACATCGAAAGGCGATCCCGTGACTAACGACGAAAAGCGAAAACTATACCGCGCGTGGGCTGATGATATCGGCGGCGGAACATCTTTCCCGGACGCCTGCAGGGATATGACGTGCGGAGCGACGACGAGGAAAGGGACGCCGTGCAAAATGACGGCGCTTTACGCTTCTGGGCGCTGCAAGTTACACGGCGGTATGAGTACCGGCGCAAAGACACCAGAAGGCAAGGCGCGGCAGTTAGAGGGGCTCCGCCGCTGGCTGGAGAGAAAGCGGCAGGCCACCAGCCAGGGTGACAATACGCAGTAAGGTTCGCGCTGATGGTACGCAGTACGCAGAAAGGTACGCAGCAAAAAGAAGGTTTTTTCAGTGCGTACTTGTTTAAGTGTGTTCTGCGCGTGGCGATGTAAGTCAATGATTAGGCTTAATTATAGCGAAGAGCGATAATCGGGGTAGCGAATATGGGCATTAAAGGCAGGGGCATGAACAATATTCGGCGCAACATCAATGCGCTGGTGAGGGACATCACCGGGCGGCGCTTACCGCGTGCAATGACAGCCGCCTTGCATGAAGGTGGGCTCGTAGCAGCAATCTATACGCCAGTTGATACCAGCACCCTGATTAACTCGCAGTTTAAAGAGGTTATCACCAACGGAACGCGCATCACTGGCCGCATCGGATATTCAGCGAATTACGCAATCTATGTCGCAGATCCGAATATCCCGCAGAAGTTCACCCTCCCCAGGGCCAGGAAGGAGTTTTTGCAGTATGGTGTTGCTGATGCAAAACCGCAGATGGAGGCAGCTTTCCTGCGAGAATTATCAAAACGCTGATTGCGGAGAAAACGAAACCGCTTACCCCATGAGTGGTTAACAATTATTAAGGTTACAGCAGGCTTTGTTAATGGAATGGTCGCCTCCCATCTCTTGTGCCACAGTGGGACGATAAATCGTCACTCATTGAACGGAGCGCTGCTATCATGAACGTTAAAACTATTGGAATCGATTTGGCAAAAAACGTTTTCCAGATCCATGGGGTTGACGAGCACGGAAAACGGTTGTTCAACAAACAACTCAGACGGGCACAAATGGCCTCCTTTTTTGCCAACATCCCACCCTGTTTGAT